GTTGAAAGGTTAATGAGCCAATACTTCTTGGCACAAGATCTTTAAAGTTTAATGTTTTAACAGGTGTATTCGCACCAGATAATATTTGCAGAGTGGCATTAGAATAACTTTTTGCAAGTTCGCTAAGAACACCAAACTGATTTGTGTTAATATAATCAATGTATTGATCATAGTCTTCAGGGAATCCTAATGCCACTATCCAATTATGAATAGCAATATAGTTTTCCATGTTCGCATCAATTAAGAATTTAATATTTAAAGTATCATAGGTTAAGTGATCTCCAGGAAGAGGAATAGCACGGAATGGGTTAGCCAAAACTGGATCACCAATTGTAATTCCTGGGATATTAACTTCTTGGCAGAAATAATCTACCTCAGATAATTTTTCGATGTTGAACTTAAACCCATTAGGAGATAATGGATTTAGATTAGTTGGTACGGGACATGCGAGTATTTGAGCCATATAGTTATTTATAAGAAAAAAAGAGGGATCCGAAGACCCCTCTTTAAATTACCTATCTTACGTAGGTTTCTAACTATTACATCAAGTTAGTAACTTTAACACGACGGTAGTAGTAGTTCTCATTAGCAGTTAAGCCACCTGTGCCATCCAATGAAACGAATGGGTTAGCAACCATACCATAACGAGTCTTAAAGCCAATCTTTGGTTGGAATGTAGTTGGGTCTACAGCACGAACCAACTGGAGTGGTACGTATGGGCAATAGAACAAACCAGCATCAAAAGCAGAAGTGCCTTTGTAACCAACAGTAAAGAACTGTGAAGCTGATTGGTTAGCAGAGAATGGGTCAACATAAACTTTATAACGACCATTCAATACACCAGCGAAAGTTGTAGAAGATTCGTCAACATTTAAGTTAGTAGACAATGCAGGAGCATAGTCAAGAACTCCAGCCATCGCTAAAGCAGAAGCTACATCGCTTGAGCAGATGATGAAGTTACCTTTACCTCTACGAGTTTGCTGAGCAATCGCATTGGCATCGCGTTCGATTTGGAACAAGAGACCTTTGAATTTTTCAACAGACCAACGACCATTAGAGTCAGTATCCAAGTCGAAAGTACCAGCAGTAGTAGTACCGATTTGAGCACCAGCTTTAGCGGTAGTGTAGATTGTACGGAGAACTTCGCGATTGATTTCAGCAAGGATCTCTGTTGAGAGAATGTTGCTTAATTCGCCTTCAGCGTCAAGACCATGAACAGACTTCAAGTCTTGTGCCAATTCAACAGTGTATTCTGCTTTCAATTGACGAGTCTTAGCAGTAACAGAAGTCTTCTCGATTGAGAAAGCCATTTCGTTAAAGCGTGTACCAGCTTCAGCATCAGTTGTAGTTTGGCCAACACCAGTAGTGTAAGTGCCGTCAACTGGATTGCTACCAGCGTGAACAGGTGAAGAAGCACCAGCGAAGTCTGTATCAGCTTCGTTGAATAAAGCCTCAGTACCACCTTGAGTTGCATAGCGTGACTTCATAGCGAAGATCAAGCCAGTTGGTTGAGTCATTGGTTGTACACCGCAGATGTCATAAGCGATCATTTGTGGAGCAGCACGACGAACCAAGCTGATCAATACTGGATCAAACTTAGCAACAGCACCAGTGTCAGGCATAGCACCTGCAGCATTGGCGTGAGTTTCAAACAAAGCCTCTTGGGACTTCATTGATTCGCGTTCTTGGTTCTCCAAAAGAACAGCAGTAACTTCTTTACGATAGTTATCCTTGATTGATGGCAATGCATCATGCTCAAGAATCGGTGCCCATTTCTTAATAAGGGCTTGGCGGTCTAAATTAGACATTTTTGATTCCTTTGTTTTTATTTGAGTTTGTCGAGTGCAGAAAGATACTTCTTAACAGAAGAATCGATTGGTGCAGTCTCGGTTAGAGTTTCAACAGGTGTATCGCTAACAACTGATTTAACTTCAGTCATTTGCTTTTTACCACCAAAATAATTCTCACGAATTGTCTGTAACTTAGTAGCGAATGTTTCAGAATCTTCATATGATAATTCTTCAGCTAATGCTTTGAATTTCTCAGAATCAGTATCTGTTAAACCAGAAGCAGTTTGAGTAATTGCGTCTTCACGCTTTTGCTCATTAATTGCTTTAGTTAATTCAATATTCTTTTCTACTTGCTCATCGAGCTTTGCTTCGAGGGCTTCTACAGTCTCTTGTAAGTCACCCAATACATCGAACTTCTCTTCTGGAACTTCGATATAGTGTTCAGCAAACAAAGACTTCATACCTTCAATGAAAGACTCCATGATTTCAGACTTCATACCAGATTCAAGGGCTAACTCATTCTCTTGCACCCACTGCTCGACAATATAGCCGAG